ATTGCCTAATTAAAAAAAGGGACCCCTAAGGATCCCATAAAACGGCCAGGAATGGATGTCACCAAACGTGGATTGTTTTTAATTGTTTAGCCTTCCAAATAAGCAAGTACTTTTTCAGGCGTTGTTTCACTGTATGGATCTGTTCCGCAATTGTCTTCCATTCCGTCTTCAGTAAACATTCTCTCAACAGTACCATCGTCTACGACCATAGCATATCTCCAAGATCTTTTACCAAAACCTAGATTGTCTTTTGCGACTAACATATCCATTCCTGCTGTAAATTCGCAAGAACCATCAGGAATCAATTTAACATTCTTAACTCTCAAATCTTCAGCCCATGCATTCATTACAAATGTATCATTACATGCAATACAGTATACTTCATCAACACCTGCTTCAACCATCTGATCGTGTAATACATCAAATCCTGGGACTTGATTATTAGAACACGTTGGTGTAAAGGCTCCGGGTAATGAAAATACTACAACTCTTTTTCCTTTAAAGTAATCGTCAGTAGTCGGGTAAGTCCATTCAAACTCTCCACTCTCTACGTTTCTAGTTCTTACTTTAAATGTTACGTTAGGGACTTGTCTCATAATTTAATTTCCTATCAAAGTAGGGTGGCTTTGCGCCACCCAGATTAAAATAGATTAACTTTTTAAGAATTCTTTCTTAGTGTCAATCTTAATTTTACGGGCTTTCTTTGCCTCAGGAATTATTCGTTCCAATGCGACAGTTAAAAGACCGTTTTTGAAGTTGGCTCCTATTACTTCAATATCGTCTGCAAGAGTAAAACTTCTTGTAAACTTCTTGAAAGAAATACCGCGATGAACATAGTCACCACCGCCATTGAAGTAATCTCCTGCTTCATCCCAAACGGAACGAACAGTTAATACATCTTCTTTTACTTCTATTTCAACATCTTTAATATCAAGGCCTGCTAAAGCAAGATCAATAAAGAACTTTTCGCCTTTGTCGGTTCTGATATTATAAGGCGGGAAGCCTTGTGATCGATGTTCTTGAGGGAATTCCACCAATCTGTCAAAGACTCTATCAAAGCCTACGGCAAAAGGGTGAAGTTGGTTTATATTTAATCCAGTCATGTTTATCTCCTATTAAGCAAGATTAATTATTACTATGATGGTTGTTACCCACCGGTTAATGTAAAACCCTTACGGCGTTCTACAAATCTATTTATACAAGAATTGGTGCCGGCACCATGAATCGAACACGGGACCTACTGATTACAAGTCAGTTGCTCTACCTGCTGAGCTATACCGGCTAATTCTTATATTTTACCAGTTGAACCAATACCACCTTTACGATCTGTCTTAATTCCTGGCTTCTTTTTAATTTCTTTAATGTCTTGTTGAGTAACACAAGCTAATCTGCATTGAGCCAATCTGTCGCCGTCGTGAACATGAGCCACGGTATCTGACACATTGTGTACAATAATATGCGTTTCATCGACATAATCAGAATCAATTATACCGATACTATTAACTAATGTCAATCCCATCTTTGTTGCTACACTTGAACGAATAAACATTTCCATTACATGATTAATTGGAATATCAAATATCAATCCTGTAGGTATGAGTACTCTTGTGCCTGGTGTAATGGCTAAACCATTCTTTTTCACCAAGATGTCTACTTCCTTATTAAAAGGAGTATATGATTTAACACGTTCACCTACAGTTAAGCATGCTCGTACGTCAAAGCATGCTGAACCTTGTGTTGCGTATTGAGGGATAGTTGCGTTCTCACGCGTTTTGTAAACTTTCATAATATATGTTCCTATTTGTTATATTATATAACAGTTATGTTGGAATGTCAATAGTTTATTTTTTACCTATGTTATACTTGACTGTCAGATCCCAATCACTCTTTTCTTTAAATGAAATGATTTTAATTTGATTTAGAGAAGCAACTGGATCTTTCGTTTTTGAAGGATCGACGATCTTAACAAGTTCCCATTCTTCCAATAAGTTCACTATCGTATTACGACGTGATATATCTTCTTCCGTTAACGTGTTATGCTTACCGTCTAAAATAAACAATTCTTTAAAATGTAGTATTGAGTACCTACCTTGTTTGTGTAGGATATGACAAGACTGATATAACTTTTTTTCTTTTCGGCTTGATATGCCGATACGAGTCAATGTTTCTTTTACCTTAAGGAAAGAATCCTGCGTGGGTAATTCAACTTCGACACCGACTCCTTTGAAAATATCTGTGTCCATGATTTATATTCACCTGTTAATTATTATAGTTAGTGGCAATGGTATTATACCATATCAGATTATTTATAATAATCATAACTTAACCACCTTCATTAACTTTATCACAGACAATTTCAAGTTGCTCTTTGTTCAATACCTTAAGATATTGTTTGGCAACAGTTCGGTTACATTGATAAACTTCTTGGATAGCATCTAGGTTAGTATCTTTATCTGCCTTAGGCCATTTAGAGAATCTCTTACGCTTACGAAGTACAGAACGATAATAATCGAACTGAGCTCCATAAAATAAATGATGACGCATATTCATTTCGTTTGCATGTAAGATAGTATCCTCAAAATTTGTAAAGCCACGGTTCACTACATAAGGCGTATACATCTTTTCAGTATGTTCAGGTATATCGCTATTGCGAATTAGATCTTCCTTAGAAAAGGACGCAGCGTTCATAAAATCAAACGGGTTTAGGTCTTTCATCAATGATCTCCTCTAATTCTTTTGCCATAACGTTAAAATTAACACCACACTTATCACAAAGAATAAGTTTGTGTTTGCCTTCTGCTGTATTGAGTTCAACCGTATATGATTTCTTTTTGGATGTCTTGGTACCGCAATTAAAACACTCAAGTCTTCCAATCATTATGTATACTCACATTCAATCATTACTTCAGTTAAGAACGCAACCATATTGATTTCTTGGTCAGCAACCAATCCTGACTTGTACATATAATCAGCAAGAGTAACAATAAAGCCTGCTTGTGATTGTAGTGTTACCTTATCAGAACACATATCATAGATACGTCGAAACATTTCATTCATATCTTGATCTGAGTTCTTGGCAACCCATTTACGCATTTCAGTAAATTGCTTTGCCTTGAGTAAACGAAATACGTCGTCAATAGATTCTTGTTTTAAATTAACAAAGATACCTTCATCAATTTTACCAGAAGCTGCATACGATTGTAATTCAGTTAATACTCTACGGAAATCAGGAAAGTGTTTCTCGATTACTTTAGCAACTACCTTAGGATCATATTCGACTTCTTCTTGGTCAAGTATTGCCTTAACTCTTTTGAAGAACTCCATTGCCATTTGTGGACGATCACTTGTATCAATAGTAAAGTCTACTTCTGATAACCTTGAACGTAATGGAGTGATAATACGATTCTTGAAATTACAAGTAAAGATAAAGCCACAGTTTGAACTATACTCTTCAATAAAGTTACGTAATGCCGGTTGGACATTAGCTGCGTTCAAATAATCTGCTTCATCAAAGATTACATACTTACGACCTGTACCTGTTAGAGATACTGCGGAAGCAAATGTTGAGATGTCGTATCGGAGGGTATCAATATTAACATTGAGAGAACCATTCTTTACGATATAATCGCAACCGAGTTCTTCGAGCATGGCTTTGGCAATTGTAGTTTTACCTACACCTGGACCACCTGTTAATAATAGATTTGGAACACTGCCGTCTGATACGAACTTACGGAATGTTTCTTTTGTCTTGTTTGGTAGAATAGTATCATCAACGATTTGCGGACGGTACTTCTCAACCCATAAGACTTCGTTTGATTTTGCATCAATCATAATTCACCATAAACATAATATAAAAAAATTTGAGAAAACGCGAGGGTGTTTCCACCCTCACTTCTCGAGAAATGAGTTATTGTTTAACCAACAACTTTATCAGCTAGCTCGCCTTGGGCGGCCTCTGAAGTATCAATGGCAGCATCCTGTTGACCAATCGCGTTTGCGTCTGGTTGTTGGGGACCTTTTTGCCTGAGGAATGCTTCGAGTTTATTTCTTAGCGTTCCAACACCGGCAAGTTCTTGCCCTTGGAATCCACCACGTTGTGAGACTATGTCAATAATCTGCAACACAGTAGATAAATCTCCAAGATTGATTACCACTTCTTGTTCTTGACCTTGTTGGTCAAAATTACCTTGTACTGGTTCATTCATAATGTTTACCTTTTATTATAAGTCGACTTTGAATCTATAGCCACGTAATACGTGACCCCTTCTCCTTTAAATTCTGAGATACCTTTTGAACAAAGAGTAACCTCATAATCTAATGGCATTAATTTCAAGTTATCGGTTTTAATGATAATTTGAAAATCATCAACAGCTTCTCCAATCTCGATGCCAAAGTCATCTGCACCATTATTAGAACTGTCGATTGCTTTCAGATAACACTTGCCGCCTTCGCCTACAAATGCAATCTCTGAAAATTGTAATACCCCTGCTGCCTTCAATACTGAAGACAAATCTCCGTCAGTGACCGATACTGTTACATCAGCAGAAGGAATAGTAATATCCTTTTCTGGTGGAGTATGGATCATCGAGAGATCAGCAAACACGTACTTAGTTCTGCGCTTACCTTCCGATATAATAAAGTATTTATCAAAAAACTCCACATCCGGATCATTATACAGAGATAAAATTGATAAAAATCTTGAAAGATCGTAAACACACGCATCAGAAGGTATTTCATCTGGTATGTCAGCGATCGCAATCAATGTTTTCTCTGGAGTTATAGTCTTGATAACATTACCACTGGACAATAAGATTGACTTATTGATAGCAGTAAAGCTTTTTAAGACCGTCAAGGTTTCGTTAGAAAATTTCATTATATAAATTTCTCCATTTAGTTAATATTGTTGTATATTATATACCAATTACTTGGCTTTGTCAACAGGATTGTAAGATTTCTTATTAGATTGTTGATCTGCAGTTGCTGTAACACCTAATTGACCTAAGCTTCCCATATCACCTTTAAAGATATATGAACCAACATGGTTAAGTTTCATCCAAGGACACATCCATACTGAAAGGTCGGCTTTACGAGCCATCTTACAGAAGAAGTAATCTTCAGACAAGTACCTTCTTGATTCTGGGTCGATGACACAGTCGAAGAAAGCGTGAATATCTCGGGTTCCGTCAAATTGTTCTGTTCTAACGTGATCTGGTTTATATGCAAGTTCAGGATAGGTGTCGCGATATCTCTCTAACGCCTCTCTTGTGATTAACATAAACCCAGTACCACCTTCTGCAACTTCAACAGGTTCCGAGAGTTTAAATGATTTCGTTCCGCTAACGGGATTGAAAACAAAATCCGATGTAAATTTTTCTAAGTTAAATGGGTTGTCCTTTGCTTGTCCTTGTTGAGCAGCAATAGAAACTTTTTCCCATGCAATTGTCTTTTTAGGATATGGACCACAGACGATATCATATTTGTCTGGATCTGAAACTTGTAATGCAAGCAATGCTAAC